GTTGCATCTGCTTGATCAGTAGCTTGAACTTCTCCTGTTCCATTTGGCGTAAGAGTAATATTTCCGTTAGCGGCATCTGTTATAGTTATGGTTCCTGAACTGGAACCTTCATTTGTTGATAAAATTAAATCGTGAGCACCCTTAGAAGTAATCGTTGCATTTGCTGCTGTGGTACCTACTGTAATGACTCCCGTTCCTGCGGGTCTTAAGTTAAGATTAACATTCGATTCTCCATTGGCAGCAATAATTGGGCCTGCAGTTCCTGTTGCGGCATTTGTAATTTTAACTTCATTAACAGCAGAACCTGTAACACCAAAAGTAACTAATTCATTTCCACTGTTGTCCGCAATATATTGTCCATCGGTAAAACTAATAGCAACATCTTTTGATGCATCAATAACATCTGTTCCATTGTGGTAACAGAATGTTGTTACTGGTGCGCTTGATTTGTTTTGAGGAAGAGCTCTTAAAACTACTCCAGTTTGTGAAGTAACTTTAAAAGTTAATGAATAACTAGATCCACTTCTATTTGTTTTATCAACAACTAAATAACCTTTTTCAATATTAGCTGCTGGTGAGCCTGCTTGTGCTGGAACATTTACAACTCTATTTCCTGCTAACGTTCCTGTAAATTCTAAAATATAATTTCTTGCATTGGAGCTTGATCCACTTGACATCGCAAGTGTAACGTCAGCTGATGCTACATCAATTGCAATATATCCCCATGTCTCTGCAACTAAATCTAAATTGGTGTTAGTTTTTGTACCCCATGTACCGGCATTTTCACCAGTTGCCTGTAATTCAATACCTAAATTATTATATGTCGAAGCCATTTATTTTTTTCTCCTACGGTGTATCAACATCACTATACGTGACATTGGAACCGGTTGCAACACTTGAATACGATATATTCGTTCCCGTGTCAATATCTGCAAACGCTATTATTCCACCACCAGAAGCAGTTGTCAAATCGGCAACTGAAGCTGTTGCAGATACTCCAGTTAGTCCCACCGTCATTTCTGTAGGGGAAATTGAGCCTACACTGCCTGTTACTGAAACTCCGGTCAAACCAACAGCCATTGCTGCAGGTGTAATAGAACCTACACTTGCGGTCGCAGAAACTCCAGTAACATCAATTAATTCAACAGATGCAACTGTAATATCTCCAACCGATGTTGTTGCTTCAACACCATCAGGAAAACAAATCCATGCAAAACCAAATGATCCAACGGAAGCAGTAGCTGCAAGACCACCTAATCCTTGAGTATGATCCGCACCATTATTAATTGATAAAGAACCTAACGAAGCTGTTGAACTAACTCCGGTCGGAGTTTGAGTACTGGATCTAGTTTCAGTAACCGTACCTAAAGAAGCAGTTGCTGAAACTCCTGTTGGAATCTGACCAATGGCATAATTAATAGTATATGATTCCCATGCTCCATGACCCCATGCATTATATCCCCATGCATTCGGACCACTAAGAGCGGACATGGCATCGGGAGCGGTAAGAGTGACGGTTTCATCCGCCATCGAGCCCCATTCACCATCATTCCATGTTTTAGCACCCCAGCCAGTCCATACTCGAGTATTATTACCCCAATACGATTGGTCCCAGGTTAATCGGCCCCATCCTTCAGTAGTAGCCATAAGGATTTCCTCCTTAAGCTATTCTCAGGATAGCGTCCGAAGCGTCGGCTGTTGGAAATTGAATTGTGAAAGTTCCACTAGAAACTGTTTTATCTCCACCAAAAGCAATGGCACAGACAGAATCAGTTGTTGAGGATCCTGTTCCAGTTGTTGTGTCGTAAATTAAACACCCATTGGCAGTAAAAGAAGCACTTGTCCACGATACATCTGCAAAATCACAAACGGCAGTCGTGCTGTCGGCAACTGGAGTAACACTTGTTAGCGTTGCTCCTCCAGCTGTGTAAGCTGTTCCAGATGTGTTGGTAATTTCATTAGATGTAGAGTAATCTGTAGTTGATGCTCCAAGAGTTGCAGAACTTGTAAACAATGCAATTTTAAATGTATCACCAGTAGACGCTGTGAAATTGTGTTCGCCTTTCAAAAGCTCTACTTTAAATGATGTACAAACTGCTGATGTTATAGCCATAATTTACTCCTTGTTATTGAGGTGGAGACTCGATTGGTATACGAACTGTTCCATCCGTATAGTCATCTCTTCGTCTTCTACCTATTTGCATTGCTGCAAATTTCTCTATCTCCTGTTTATACTTGTTTTCGTAAAGTGTCAACATGTCCATTGGGCCTTTTAAGAAGCCATAGGTCTCAGCCAAACACGCATATAAAAGCCCTTGTGGGAAGTTTAAACTAATATAGTTGGTTTCATTGCCAGATTCTAAAGTAGCTGGCATTAGATTATAATGAATTTGAAAAGCATACGTAGCAGCTGGGGTTGGAGCAACCATAAATCTACCGGACGTCGTATCACTTAATCCAGTCGCCCCTCCAAAATGGGCATAATATTTAGGAGTGCCTGTAGATGTATTTGCAGGAATATATTCATTTAAAAATGTTTGATCTCTTCGTAAAAGCCACTCATTAGCTCCTGTGATCGTTCCATCCGTTGCCGTATAAACTTGAATCCCTCTAATAAATAAACATCCAGCAGGGCAGTTATATGTTTGTTGTCCCGCAACTAAAGATGCACTTTGTTGTTTACGATCTGCATCAATCGGCACATCGTACATGATTCTTTGTTGTGCATTTAAAATAATATTTTCTAAAATATCTGTAGTAAGAACCGTATCCCCTACTTCTGTGTAGTTTCTAATCTGTGTTACTAATGTTGTATAACTAATTCCTGACATTATTTAATAACCTCCACACAAACTGGACAGCTTTTCCTGAATCTCTTATGATTATTACAATGTTCTGGCTTGGGTTGAGGTGTTACAATCTCAACTTCTTTTTTACCAAATAATTTCTTAAATAAGTTTTTTATATATTTTATCATTATGGCCTCATATTCACTGGTCCACCAAAAGCAAAAAACCCACCACCGGTTTCTGCGCTTGATGCATTGTTTTTTAAACTAAACGTAAAACTGTTGCTTACTGTAACAGATCCTGGTGGAGAAGCAATTGTTTCAGTAGTTGTTTGTCTTGTAATTTTATATGATCCATATACTTTAGCCCCTGAACTATGGGCTGCTGCCGTTGTTGATTCAGGAGTGACTCCATTAATCGGTGCCGCTGTTCCTCTAGTTAATCCTGAAAGAGTGTTTGAGCCTGTAGTATTTGTTGTATAGTAAATAGTTTCACTTACATCATTTCCATCAGAATCAAAAAGTTGAATACAAATATATCCTGGTGCTACGAATTGAGAAGAATCGGCTAATACTAAACTTGTTGCACTAGAACTTATCGCTCCATTTAAAGTAGTGGTTAATTCAAAAGTTGCTTTAGCTACTCCCCCTACTGCATTATCTAGATTTTGAAATCTAATATAATCATCTGTAGACCAAGGTTGATCCTTACCTTTAACTGTAACTGAGGTGCTACTTGCAGTCGTCGTGATAGGATTATTATCCAAAACAACCGGAGTTACAAAAGCTTTACGAGAAGGTTTTGCATGAGCCAATCCTTGTGGACCACCGACCACGGGTCGGGGCATTAGTTGTGGTTGTTTAGGTTCATATTCAGAACTATGTACCCACATGCCAGTCCATTCTTGAACCATTTCCCTATATGGGAAAGCAAGACCAGATCGGTCTGAAATCATTAATGCATACTTACCTTGTGAATAAGTTGCCATTATTTTTTACCTTTTTTTATAAGTTTTTGAAGAAAAACCGATTCTTCTACAAAAGGTTCTGCTATCTTTTTTAATTTTTTTCCTAATTTTTTTGCTTTTGGTAAAAACACCGGTTCTTTAAGAATGTTTCTGTTTTTATTTTTCCAATTTGATATATCAGCCATTATGTCATTGCTGGATAATACGTCTTAGGTGTTATGTAAGTACTAGACGCTGATCCATCCTCTTTTAAAGCTCTTGCTAATTCATCTTCGTAATAAAGTTTCATTTCCTGTGAACGTTGAGGTGCAAATTTTTGACTTAAATAAAAAGATAATCCGGCAGTCATACATGGAACAAAACGATAAGGAACTTGAGATGCATTAGTAAATACTCCTGCATCTTCAATTCTTTTTGTAAAGAAAATATGTAGTTTATTTGTTGATCCAGCTGCAGATGCATTCGCAGTAGGATAAATAGTTAATGTAATTTTATCAATGAATCTTTGAACCCAGAAATTAGAAGGAGTGCTTTTTGTTTTTTTATTAGCGTAACCAGCATAAGTTGATCTATCTATTTTTGTCATAGTAGTATCAGCTTGAGTTCCACCACTGTTATTATTGTATTGTCTAAATGAACATTGAGGAATATCAGCAAAACCATAAATAGATGTATCTGCTGATCCTGAATCATCCACACAAGCCGAACTCGTACCATCTCCGCTAGCACGATAAAAAGTATATGTATTCGTACCTTCCGTAATGGTCACATTAGTGGAACCCACTTCCCAATAGTGAAGTCCTCTATTGCCCCATTCTTGAAATAAAATATTTAATGATCTACGAGCCGAACGAATCTGATTACCAGAACTCCCTACTAAACCAATACGTTCAAAGGCATCCGTGATAATATCATCAATTGCGTACGTTTTATCAAAAGTATACGTACCTGAAGTAGTGTTCGCCATGATCTACCTCTTATGTAAATGCGCCAGTAACTACTAAAAAATCACAGTTAGTTAGATCAGCGTACATTCCAGTATCACAATAAATACCGTCTCCTGGAAGTGTTACAGAAAAATCAGAATTATCTGCAGTTCCCCATTGAGCTTCAAATATTAATGCAGAAGCAGTTTTGGAACTATCAGATTCATTATAAATTTTGACACTTCCTCCAGCTCCCGTTGCTTGAGCTTGTACTGCCATGATTCTAGCTTTTGTAATAGTGACTGCTGAACCACTTGCATATTTTTGCATTTGGCCATCTCCTGTGAGCGCTATAGTTTGTCTTACATTTCCTATTGCCATATTTTTTCCTTATTCTGTGAGCTCCCGAAGGAGCTCACATTTTATTTATTAACTTACCGCTGCGCTAAAACAAGTAGCTGGTGTTGAAGTGCATCCAGTATGGACGGAAACCGACCATGTACCTGAAGCAAGCACCGTGCAAACTATTTTTGCATAAGTTACACCACCAGTTGTACTACCATTTAAGGTAATAGTGTCTGATGCTGCTACTGTTTCAAATCCAACAACATTGTCAGAGGTGTCATCAATAAAGAATGCTCCTCCGCTCATAACGTCAGTTGAATTCGCAACTTGTACAACTAAATCTCCAGTTTTCGTAATGGAATTTATGATAGTAAAAGTCGCCCCAACATTATTGAGGTTATTTATGTCTGGACCTGGTCCTGCAACCG